CCATTTTTCATACCTCCGTTATTTTTATATTTTGTAAATCAAAGAAAAGTTTACCTGCTCATCAGCGACGAAATTATAAGCCTGTTTATTGAGCGGAGTAAACTGCAACCAAGCCGATTCATTTACACTTCCTCTGAACATTCCGCCGTTTTTGCTTATGCCGATATCATAAACAATCACATCCGATTTGTTTGAGAAAGGCATATTGAGCAAAGCTATTGTAGATGTTCCGCCTAAAGTTGTTGCGTTCATAATGACGGTGACATTTACAATAACGATATCACCAATTTTTTCATAAAGGCAAGTTGCAGATTTTATTTTATCTGCAACGGTTGAGTACGGAGTAAGAGTAGCTGTGCCGAGTTCGATATTTGACGAATCGTATTTTGTTGCAAGAAGTGAATCAACCTCTGACGCAGAGTAAGACTTAGTCGGTGTGTTGCCAGACTTCGCAGTGGGTACATACAGCAAACGACCACCAGCGCTCATATTACGGGAATTGACGTTGTAACCACAACGACCGAAGAAGCCGCCCGCAAAACCGCCATAATTCCAACTACCTCCCCCAAGTGCGATACGGTAACCGTTCAAATCTGGTGTAACATAGAAGAAATCACCAACAGGCAATGCACTTGTTCCACCAGTTTCTGATGGCATTAAAAGCCAATCATATTCTTCTGAACCATATCCCATAGCACTGATATAGCCATTAGCGTTTGTCAAGGTAAAACCAACAGGCTCGTAGTTATCAGAGTGTTTTGATTCGTTAAATGTAAAATCGTTTGCAACATATGGCTGACCTCCGCCCATAGAGCCATCACCCCAAATGTTAATGCCTTGAATATGTTTCCAGATGTTACCCCACGGATTTTCAACACCACGGTAGGAAACAGAAACTTTTCCGTTTACATTGTAGGTTGTTTCTGTACCGCCTATTTCGTTGACAGTTTCTACAGCTTGACCTGTGCCGTTTCCGAGGCTTGCGGTTGAGCCTGTCAGGCTGGAACAGTTGTATGCCTTGTTATCGGCGATGGTGACAACACCCTGACCGATGCCGTTTTGTGAGTTCATCATTGCAAGCTCAATCATCATCAGGAGCTGATTTGCACTTATTGCCTTGATTGTTTCCAAATGCCAGCCTGTACTTCTGTTCTGTGCCATTGTTTCAAAATTTTGCTTAGTTCCAAGTCCTGATCTTAATCCGCTGATAGGTTTCTTCCCTGCGACTGAGCAAAGTAAATCACCATCCTCGTAAGTGATAGATTTGTCAACATTATCGTTGACATAGGCTTGTGTGGATGAATCATACATACTGCCCTCATATGCTGAATACAGGATGTAGTCAATCTCGTTACCGTTTCCATCATAAAATGCAGGGTGGAGCTTAAAGCCTGTTTTAGGTTTGGAGCTGACATAGTAGTTCGCTTTGCGGAGATGATAGCCGATTCCAGAATCGGCATTTTTTTCTAACTTGAGTGGAACAACCTTATAGTAAAAAGCCGGCTGATAAACCATGACCTGACCATTGGAGCCGTCCTCTGTGTAGCCCTCATCGCCGTAGTATGCTGTGATTGTTCCGTCGTCAGATACGTTACACCTTCTTCGTCCGCCATACATTTCAAATTTATTAAAATCTGCTCCCTGCGAAAGATTGACCGCTCCTGCAAGCCGTTTGAATGTCTTATTCTCGTAATCAACACAAAGTCCTACTATGTCATCATCTGTGTAGCCAATGTATGCTTTAACATCATCAACATCTGCCTTGTCAGCTTTTCCACCAAGCAGATTATCAGTTTCAGTCTTTGAATAAACGGAATTAACATTAGCTTTGTTCCCGAGAAGCTCGTCCGTTTCTTCCGATGAGTAGAGTTCATTCGCCTTGTGATAATAAGCGTCAAGATATTCAATGCTCGGATAATTAACTCTGCTGTCTGTGATGTCCGTTTTGGAACTCACTTTGTTTGAATTGTCCTCTTTCGCTTTAAGAGCATTGGCTACATCTGTTGCGTTCGCCTTGCCTGTAAGAGATGTTTCCGCCGACTGCATCCGAGCTGACAACTGACTGACCGTGCTTTTTTCGGCTTTGTTGGTTACAGCAGAATCAATCCCGTTAAGCCTTGCGTTGAGGCTGTCATATTTGCCCCTTGCTGTGGCAACCTCTCTACAGATTTCAGCGGTCGTGCCAACGCTGTCTTTATTGATCATGCTCTTGTCAAGAAGACTTGGAGTCACTTTAACTTTTAAAGCAAGCGGTGTATTCAACACCTGCGTTTCGCCGTTTGCAATCTTAATTTCGATTGCCAAGAAGCCCGATGTAGAGTTAAAGTTTTCTAACGGCACGGTAATCACATCTGCTGTGCTGTTCAGGGTGCAAGCGACTGAATCCGAAATTAAATATCCGTCAGTCGCAAAAGTCGCTGTCGCTGTGCAACCTGTAAATGTAAGCTTATTTCCACTTGCCGTCAATGTTACATCGAGATAGCGAACCGCTTTGTCATTTACATTTGCAATTGCAACAACATTTGGTGCGTTGCGGTCATTTACATCAATTGTAATTGATTTATGTTTCATACTAATTGCCATTATTTCTTAAACCTCCTTTGGATTTTCAGCAAATCAGACATCGACATACTTAAGTCGCCGATTGTAATTTCTTTGTATTTTTGGGATACGCTATCGTAGACCGTTTTTGAAATTCTTCGGCTAAGATTCGTGCCGTCCGGCATTACAACCGTCACTTCATCATAAAGTTTGATTGCGTGCATTTTGGTGAGCTCGTTTTCAAGAGTTACCCTTATACTCAGGGTTTCCGATGTTTGTTCCGTCGAATAGTTATAATCAGCAACTGCATTACGCAAAGCATCTCTGACTTCTTCGTAGTTTTCGCCGGTGCTGGGATTTAAAGCGTATTTTTTGATTTTGTTTGTGCAATCATACAAATATGTGTTTTTAATGCTCCGTTTTAAACCTGTTTCATACGGTTCAAAACTTGAAACAACAACCTCGTCCTTGTCTGTCGTGCTACATCTCGCATACGGCATGACATGGGTGTAGTAGCTTCCAATTTCGGCGGTCTGCTTGTAGTCTGACACATTCGCTCCGAAAGCTATGCGATAACCGCTTTTCGTTCCTGCTACACTGCTTTTATCGAAACAGACATCAAAATTATTGAAATATAGAAAACCGTCAAACTGGCGAATTAGTCCTTCGTCGTCATTTTTAAAAATTTCTTCAAATTTTTCGCCCTGTGAATATCCTAAAGAAATTCTTTTTTTAGCGGTAATTGACGAAGTAAAATTAAACCACTTGTACGGAGCTTCAGTGAACCACATATGTAAAGGCTTCGCACTCTGGCTATAATCTCGCATAAAATGGTCAATCAGCTCTTTCGGTGTGCCATACATCGAACCGTCCATTGCACGAGGAATTGTTCCATTCTGAAAGAACATTCTTGACACATGTTCGCCCGATACGGTCAAATCACCGTTTTTATCGACCTCTATTTTGGTTACATAAAAGTACTGTGGCTCGGACACATTATTTACTTTTGCTTTAATATATGAGGTTATTTTAATTTTTGAAACAAGCTTATCTGTGCTTTTAATCTTTGCACTAAAGCTATAAGTGCCGTTTTCTTCCATTGTGGTCAAAAACTCGGTGCATTCATTCAAGAATCCAAAGCCGTTTGATTCCAACAAGGCGGTTGGATTCTTATAATAATCCGCTGTTTCGTATAAAATCGGTTGCATTTCTCATAGTCTCCTCCAGTTCGGTTTTATTTCAACATCAGTAAAAGTGTTTGCGTTCTTTCCTGAAATTTTAATCTTGTTCCACCCCGGTGTAAGTTTCGGAAATTCTGTGCAGATGATGCAGTTATTTGCTAATGTTTTACCGTCATCAAAAGAGGCGGTCTGTTCTTCTGAATTGAGTTCTATGTAATCCTTATCCGAGGATGTCTTTACCGTCAGAGTTTGACCGTCATTAACGGTCAGTATCAGCGGCGTTATTTTTGCCCCTGAATTAATGATTTTAATAAAAGGCTCGGCGATGTAATTTTCTGGGTTGTAAATTTCAATTTCTGCGTTTTGTGTCGAGGTCAATTTTGGTCGGAATATCTCTTGCCCTAAATCACTGTACCAAAACGGTATTCGGCTAAAATTTATTGTTGTTGACAAACAAAGAGGTGCAACCTCTTCTATTGGCTCAACCCCCGTACAAATCGCTTTCGTAAAATAGCCGGGGTTGTATGAATCCCTAAAGATTTTATACTCGCCGTCCCAAACAGTAAGCCACTCTGCAAACGCTCTTACAAGCTCAGCGTTACTTTCGTTGGGCACAATGTATGGATAACTGTTGACCTCGAACGGCATTTCGACATTGTCAAAAACACCGTTATCGGAAATCACTCCGCCGTTTTTTCCATAAACAGAGATAAAATCAAAATTGCGTTTCGCTATCTGATATTTGGGAGTGTTCGCTATAAAAAAGCCTAATGTTCGCAAATCAATGCCATTGTAAACAAAACTGTGCCTCATTTTCAGCCTCCCAACCTTGACGCTTCGCCGTCAAGGGTTTCAACAATTGCCGCTGAAACACGACGGTTAAAATCATCAACATCCATGTCATTATTAATTACCACATCCCCAGCAAACTTAATTTCAATCGTAGGTGAATTTGTGACAGTTTTTGACATTTGACCGTTTACCGTCGCATTTTGGCTTTGTGCGCGAATGCTTGCAAATTTGCCGTTAATCGCTCCAATCGGATCCCCCTCAACCGCTGACAGGGCTCTCGAAGTTAAAGACCTTACTGTTTTTTGCGTTTCGGCAATCTCATCCTCAATGCCAAGACGATAACCCTCACCGAAGTAAGCTCCAAGTTTTCTTGTCTTTTTTGATGGCGAATGTGAATCCTGTGCATTTGCAAGAGTAATAAGACCTGTCTCTGCGAGTTGTCTTGCCTGCCTATTCATTTCCGCGTGAAGACTTCCTGTAGGTCCGCCCTCACTCAAGCCTTTAATATAACCCTGAGTAAAATCCTTACCTTTTTGATAACCTTTGTTATAACTTTCCGAAAGACTGTTTTCTGCTTTGCCAAGAACCTTTTTGCCTGATTTATCAACTTTGTCAAGGGCATCTTCGTTTTTCATACCATCACTTACGCCCTCTGTGCCGTTTTTACCGGCAGTTTCGCCGTTGCCTTCAAGTTTGTTGAGTTCAACAGTTGCCTTATCGACAAGCTCGTGTGCGTTATCAACCATTTTTTGAGTAACGCCCGGTTGATTTTCGTCCATTGCAGTTTTTAGCAGCTCGTAGTTTGCGGTAAAGTTTGCAAGCTGATTTTCAAGGCTCTCTCTTGAACCTGTTTCAGCATCAATAAAACCGTTTTTGATTTTCTGCTGTTGTGCGTTGATTTCGTCCGCTTTACCCGTGGCGATTGCGGCAACCGTGCCGTACATATCGGTGTATTTAGCAAGTTCGATTTCTGCTCTTTCCTGCAATTCTTCGGCTTCTTCAACTTGGTCTTTTGTGACACCTTCAACACCGTCTTTGTATGCCGTCCGTAGATTCTCGGCATTTGTCTTAAAATCATTGACCTGCTGTTCGAGAGCATCTTTAGTGCCTGTTGTGTATGTAACAATGTTGTTAGACAAGTCCGACATTGCGGCTTTAATTTCTTTTGTGTTACCTTTAGCGTTTGCCGCTGTGAGATTCTCATAATTTTGGATTGTGGTGTTATAATCAACTACTTTTTTCTGATATTCCTTATACTTGCCATCTGCTTTGTCAAATTCTATTTGTTTAGCCTTTAAATTGTTTTTGGCTTCATTTTGCGCCTCGCTGTAAGCTCTTCCGACGGATTTTGATAAATCTTCAAAATGTTTATACATATTTTCGCCGTTTTGAAAATCTTTGAGTATTTCTTGGTAATACTGCTGAGATATTTTGCCGTTTTCAAATCCCCAGCCTGCATACTTCAAAGCCGTTTGACCTGACGAAAGTCCAGTGACACTCATTTGTGTAACTTTTGCCTTAGCTAAATCTACATCTTTTTGTGCGCTTTTTTTTGCTACATAACCATTTGTAACATCATTTTTTGCGCTTTTTAAGCCTGATACAGCAGTTTGATAGGGCTCTTCAAGCGCAGACAACATAGCAAGGGCTTTCTTTGATTCAAGGGCATCATCCATTGAGCCTTTAAGGTCTTTATAAGACTGAATAACATTGCCGTTCCAAGTGATTTCATTGCCTGTAACTCGGCTCAATTCATTGGTAATAAATTTTGCTCTGTCCTCGTAGCCTTTTTTGACTTTTCCGTTTTGGTCTACAATACCTTGCAATTCACCCCACAAATCGTCATAATATTGAAATTCATTTTCAACCTCTGACGCCGCATATTTCTTACTCTGCACATATTCATCGTTGGCATCTTTAAGCTCTTTGATTTCTTCTTTTGCTTTTTCCTGAGCTTCGTTAAGTTCTTCTTGGGATTGTTTTGCACTGTCGTTAGCCTCTGAAAATGCCCAAATTTCGCCTATAGCACCAACAACTAAACCTGCAACTAATCCCCACAAATTTGCTTTTTGAGCAGTGTTAAGTCCCTCTTGTGAGATTTTAGCGGCATCTGTTGCCGCTTTCAAAGACTTGTAAGCTCCCCACAGATTTTTGATTTCTGTAACTATTTTAGTGGCCTTTTTACCCGACCAAATAGCAGTAGTTAAAACACCAATCTGTTTTAGCGTCGGAATAATATCATCTGTATGCTTGCTCGCAAATTTACAAAGTTTTTTTACCTCAGGGAATAATGATTTGCCGATAGGATTAATGACATCGGTTTGTACCGTTCTGCCAAGGCTTGCCCAATCGGCTTCGACATCATCATATTTGATGTCTTTAATCTTTTTCATGGTATTTTTGGTTTTGTCGGCAGAGCCATTAACTTTCATTAAGGCTTTTACACCGTCAATTCCCAAATCCTCCCACATCGTACCGAAGAGGTCAACACCTGCCTGATTTTGCTTGACCTTATCGTCCATCTCCCAAAGAGCCTTTAGGACTTCTGATGTTGCCGCCTTAGCGCTGTCTCCGCCTTTTGCAAATCTTGCCTGCAAATCCTCAATACTACCTTTTGCGCCTTTGCCTGCTGATTCGAGATTCGCAAGATTTTTTTTAGCAGTTTTTAGCGCCTCTGAATATTGTTCAATTTTATCGGTATTCTTTTGCTTTGTTAATTCGCTCGTTGAATTGTTAAAGCTTTTTTGCTCCTCTTTTGCATAGTAAAGATTTTTTTCGAGCTTTGCGACTTCGTCTTTGGCTTTTTGAATGTCCTCAGCTGAGGCTTTTGCGCCGTAGCCAAGAAGAGTAAATCCCTCCTGCGTACTCGAGTTTGTATCTTTAGAACGGATTCCAAACTCTTTCATGGCATCGCCAAGCTTGTCAATACTGAAAGTACCTGCTTTAGAGCCATTTTCAAGCGAATTAAAAAACTCGTTTGCATCATAGCCGAGTTGCTTATAATGTACGGAATATTCGTTGATTGTATCGAGCAAATCGCCGTTTTTATTCAGACCTTTTTGACTGCCCTGAGCAATAAGATTAAACGCTTCATCGCCTGTTACACCAAACTGTTCCATAAGCATGTTAGCCGCTCTTAGCGTTTCGACGAAGTCATAATCATAAGCGTCTCTTAAAGTAAAGAGATTTTCAGTCATATCCTTGAGCTTGCTTGGATTTGTTTCGTTCGTTGTCTGCTTAATTAAAGCAAGGACATTTGCAACTTCTTCCTGAGATTCGCCAAAATTTCCCTTGTAAACATCTTCAAGGACATCTTTGTACTTTGTCATCTCCTCGGCGGTCAAGCCTGCTTGCGCCTGCAAAGAATTAAGAGCCTTTTGTTCGCCGTTTGCGCTTACAATTGCGCCTGTAACAGTTCCGCCAATTGCCGTTGCTGTAGCAGTAGCTTCTTTTAATGCACCACCAACAGCAGATTTAAGGTTGTCGGCTGAGGATTTAACCTCATCCATTTCTTTCTTGACCTTGGATAAATCAGTTTTATTCGACTTATTTTCAAGGTTTTCAACCCCATTGGCGACTTTATCAAATTCGTCTCTTGTCTTGTCGAGTTGTTCGTTAAAGGAGTTGAGTTTGCTTTTGGTTTTTTCAACCTCACGCTGATAAGCTCTGTACTGTTCGGTTGAGATTTCGCCGTTTTTGGCCTGTTCTTCGACCTGATCCTGCACATCAAGTAACTTTTTAAGAGCAGACTGACTTTTATCAATCTGCTCTCTCAATACTTCTTGTTTTTGAGCGAGCAGAACGGTGTTTTCAGGGTCGAAATTCAGCTGTCTGTTAATAGCGGACAGTTCTTTCTGCAAGCTCGAGGATGAGGACTGCACAGCTTTTAAAGATTTCTGCAAGTCCATTGTGTCGCCTGCAATCTTAACTGTAATGCCTTTAATCGTAGATGCCATATCTGTCCTCCAATTTTTTATATCGGTTCATAAACTCGCTATACTGCTCTTCCGAGATTTCTTTACTTTCAAATCTTTCTGTCACGAAAGGCAATACAGATTTCATTTTCTGATATTTTTCTTCATCCTCATGGATGTTTTTATTATTTCGCAATGAAAAATAGGTTTCGACATAATCGAGCACAAAACCTATTGTAAATCTTTGTAGGTCAGCGACAGTCAGACCACTCCTGACGGCATAAGATAAGACTTCTTTGGCCGTCAGGAAAGTTTTAAATCCGTTTAGGTTGCTGTCGCTGTCACTTTTGGGCTGTCGCTTTTAAGGTTGTCAACGATGAGTTTGATAATTGTGTCGGTCGCTGAAATAGCGTCCTTAATGCTCAAATTTTTTGACCAAGCCTTAAAGTTGGGAATTGTATCGTCTGCCGTTTTTACCGCTGCCCATAAAAGTTTTACAGCAGAGCCAAATTTAACATCATTGAGGTTCTTAACGAGAATACGGTCGGCATCACGCAGAAAGCTGTGACCTTTGAATGTGTCCTCGTAGATGAGCATTGTATATGCTGTAACCTCAACCTCAACGTTTGTATTGTTAATAACAACTGTGTCTTTCATGTTTTAACCTACCTTTGAAATTATTCCGTTGCGGAATTTGCCTTAACGGTCGGAACTACAACACTTTCGGGCAGAGTGTCCGCATATGATGTGTAGCGCACAAAGTCATTGTCAGGGCGTGGTTTTGCTGTGACTGTAAAGGTCGGGAACTGTGGATCGAAATTGCCTTCTGATGTCTTGTCGTTCCGGCTTGCCCTTGCAGCTACGCAGTCAAAATATGTGTCAATCTCGTAGAGCTTATCACCTTTGTATGTTTCCTTGGCAGCGAGGAGGGCAAATCTTGGCATTACCTTAATGCCGCCCTTTTCGATGATACCGCCTTCAGTTGCTTCATCATTGCCGAACCAATCTTTTTCGATGTCGTCGACTGCTGAAATAAGCTCAAGACTGATTGTGTAGCCGCCGTTCGCACTTGCTACGATGATAGGCAAACCGTCAGCATAGATCGTGTTTGAATCGCCAATAGGCTCTGCACCGATACTTCTGCCGCCTGCTCTATCAGACTTAAACCACACGGGCTTACCATATGTGATTTCGCCTGTGGTACTTTCTGTAAGTACGGCATAACCAACTTTTCTGATTGTTTTGTTCATAAAACAACAACTCCTTATGTTTTTAAATTCTTTTTATACCGCTCAAATCACCGCCGCCCATAGCTTCCGATGATTTAATGAGCTTTTTTATTCCGGCTTCAAATTCGCCGTGAATTTTCTCTGTAGCCGGAGCAATATGCACTTTCGGTTGTACCGTTCCGCCTTTTTGGCCCCTCTTTTTACGAGTTTTTTCGAGGAGGTGTGTAAGCCGGTACTCAGGTTTAGCGGCATAAACCGTTTTTTCATAAAACCTAAATGTTTCGTTTGTGATTTTAACTCTAAACGATTTGCGATATTTTTTTCTTCTGCCTACAGGTGCATTCTTTTTGATTTCGTTTTTAAGTTCTTCGGCTTTTTCATCAACCAACAAACGCACGCCCATTTGCACATCAGCCGAATAGGTTGACAGCTCTTTCGATAGGGTATCGCCAAGGCGGTCGATACCGACTTTTTGGTAATCACTCATCAAAAGTCACGCCCAAATTGTAATAGCTTACACAAAGTTTATTGGTTGTGTCCCATGCTCGAATTGGTTTTTTCCAGCCTAAGCCGTTTTCAGACATCCATTTTTCAAGCTTCGTTTCGCTTGTGTGGTCGTCTTTTGCCGTATAGAGTTCTATGATGATTTTTGCATTTTTCCAAAGCAATCCACCGTCTGCGTAAATTCCTGTTTCTTCATCTTTGAAATAGACGAGATATGGGGCAGGAGTTGATTTGTTGTAGTCAGCCTCTACACACTTAAAATCACACGATTTAATGAGTTCAACAAATTCGTCGTAATTCTTAAAAAACATCTGCACCACCCTCAAATAAACCTCTTTGCGATAAACTTAAAATTGAACAAGAGGGATTTTTGTTTTTATCGTGCTGTATCTGTTCGATTTTAAATCTTGTGCCGCTGATAACAACCGCCATGTCCGTTCGCAAGTTTTCGTCCTTGTGGATATGTATGACCCTTGACAGTTCAATGTCATTTTGTTTCGCTCCGTAAAAACGAGTTACACCAATTTTTTCGTTGCCAAAGCGATATTTTTTCAGGCTGTCGGCAATAATATCGTCGTTTTCGTCGGTTTCATAGATTTTTGCGACACCGTCATTAAAGGTTAAAAAATCTATGTTATTCTTCAAAATCATAGCTTTTCACCTCATATTCCTGCCTTAATTTCAGAATTTCGCTTTCAAAATTATGGTCGAACATTTCAACAGCGTTCGAGTAAGCATAACGGCAGTAATCAAACAGCAAACTTCTTGCCCTTGTTGGTCGCTCAAAATCCTCATCAGTAAGCAGAGGGTTATAATCACGGAGGTGCTGTTTTCCATTGGCTATGATTATCTCAATTTTTGACTTTGTACTTTCATCGGTTTCGATATGTTCGCGGTCAAAATCAAGCATATTAACTACATCGTTCATAATTCCCATTGTTCAACACCTCCGCAATAAATTAAGCTGTTGCTGCCTGATTGAGAGTTACCTTAATTTCAGCAGGATTGAGCGCCGAAATATCAAGCTTAAGAAAATCATTCGTGTGAAGCGAAAAGCCTGTAGCATAAGCCTTAACGAGATAAACTCTGTTGTCTTCGAGAAACTGGTACTGGTCAGAATAATCAAGCTTACCTTCCTTACCTGTTGAGAGGCAGGCTTTATATCTTGAAAGCTGGCCAATAACGGCAGTGCCTTCTGTAACCATTTCTGACGGATAAACATTCGTTGGGAAGGGGAAGAGGTTGTTCTTGTATGAACCGTCAGTTGCAAGGACCGTAGTCGCAGGAATAATCTTTGTGAGATAGTCCACAGGATTAACGATGAGGTCAACCGATGTGATGTTGTTTGTCTTGCCACCCTTGCCCTTCGCAAGCTTTGCAACAACATTCATATACGACTTAATGTCAAGGCTTGTGAGCTTTGTTGCTGTTTTTTCGGTATATGCACCTGCCTTTACAGCACCCTCGGGGTCTTTAAGCATACCAATCGGCTTGCCATTGCCGTCACCGTTGATAAAGCCATCTTCAAGAGCATAAGCAAGTGCATCGGCGAGGATTCTGCGGACATATGCGTCGATGTATATAGCGCCAAGGTCGAGTATATCCTTCGGAACGGGGATAAAGGCACTTACCTTTGATGTTGAGAAATCCTTTTCCTGGATTGTGCCGGCAAGCTCCTGTGTGATTTTTGAGCTTAAAGCGCCCCAGGCGGCGAGCTGTTTTGTGTCTGTGGCAAAAATCGCCTTAACAGAGCCGTATGTGTTTTCGATGCCGATTGCATCAAGCAGAGGATGATTGTTTGTAATGTCCTCAAGCACTGTGTCAAGAATTGTCTGCGGAATTGTAACATCAAGACCTGTGAGAGCCTGCTTAACATCAGCAGATTTTGCCGCTGTGACAAAATTGTTATAAAACTTCTGCTCTGCGCTTGTAAGCTGTCTAAATCCTCTCTTTGCAAGGATTGTGTTGTCGGCTGTTTCGCCGATTTCCTGAGCAACGGAAATAATGGACTGCTGAATACTATCAGCATAGGCGTTGAGAGCCTCGGTCATTTTTGCTTCATCTTTGGAATCAATGGCAGTTTTCAAGTTCTGCGCAAACTTTGCTTTTGCGTTTTTAATCGCATCAAGATTCTTCATTTTTTAAATCTCCTTTACAAATAATTTTTGTTTTTGAAGTATTCTTCAATAAAGCCAAAGCTGTCCTTTTCTTCGGAATTTTTCGGCTTGGGCTCAGGTGGTGTCTGCGGTTCAGGCTTTGCACCAAGCATTTTTGCAAGTTCTGCCGCTGCCTGTTTTGCTTTTGGATTCTTCTTTTGCTGTGCATCTTCAACAATCTCTTTTGATTCGGTTAAGTCAACCGGATCAAGGATTTCGTCACACAAGCCGATATTGAAGGCTTCCTCTGCCGTCAAAAATGTTTCAGCATCAAGAAGCGGCTCGAGGGTTTCTCTCGTGAGCTTATCGCCTGCATGCACAAGGTAAGAGTTTGTACTTGCTTCACTAATTTTGTCAAGCTGGGTTGCAAAATCTCTGTGCTCCTTCGCATTGCCGTAACAACCGCCAATCGCGTGATGAATCATCATTGTTGTGTTTGACGGCATTACAATCTTATCAGCCGCCATTGCGACAACAGAGGCAATTGAACATGCCATACCGTCAATGTATGCAGTGACCGGCACACTCTGTCGTTTGAGCAGGTTGTAAATAGTTACACCTTCATCGACGAATCCGCCCACGGAATTGATGTAGATTTCAATGCCTTCAATTTCACCTGCTTTTTCAATTGCTTTACGGATATATTCGGCGCTCGTAGTTGAGCCGTAATAATATCCCCAGCAATCCAAATAGCCCGGCTCGATTTCGCCGTAAAGATAAATTTGCAAAACATTCTGATTTTCTGCAATCTGTTTGATGTTGTAATTTCTACTTTTCATTTATTTATTCACCACCCTTCAAAGCATTTGCTATTGTTTGGTAATTCTTAGTAATGTAATATGTATGCGCCCAAGCCTCCGAGCAAGGGAGCATATTGCAATATTTTTGAGCCTGTGCAGGTGTCAGCACACCGCTGGCAATTGACTTATCAAGATTATTTGCCTGACTGATTGCGTCAATGTGTCTGACTGTCGTTGTGTCAATTAAGAGATAATTGCCTTTGTTAAATTCGGTGCTACCGAATCTCTTTTTGGTGATTTCCTGCTCAAACATATTTGCAATCGGATCAATTGCATTTCCAATAGCACAATCCATAGCGTCCGAGAGTTGAGAGGCTTCACCGCTTAAAATTGCCGGCGGAATATGCAAAGCGTTTCCAACCACCGTGTAAGCCTCAGTTCTCAATTTTTGGATATCGTTAATTTCGCTGTTTGTAGTCTTTCCTGCATCGGTTGAGGGTTCTGAATATTTCATACCCTTAAAAATCGGCATAACAGCGTTTTTGTTTGAGTAAAATGATTTAAACTGCTTTGACAGCACTTTGTTGTAGGTTTCGGTAAAATTTTCATCACCAAAGCTGTAATTTTCAAGCTCCAAAATGCCTTTATGGCCGACCGCTTTGTTATATCTTTCTTGAGCCGATAACATTAACTGCTCGTAAGTATCACACATATCGGCTAATAAGCCGTTAAGAGCAAAGTTGTTGTATCTGAGGTAAATTACCTCGCTTTCTAAAAATGTGCGCTGATATGTAAAATTTCGGCAAGTAACACCGCTGAAAGAATCATCAATCAATGCGTGTTCTGTTCTTGAAAAACTGTCCGCAATTAAAAGCTGATTGTCGGCTGTTTCGATAATTAACAGTTCATTGTCAAAAATCAATTTTGCGACAGCCTGCGTAAAAAATTCAATTTTGGTTTGATGCTTATTCGGCGAATAGTTCCACAAATAATATTCATCTTTGCGACTTTCTCGGTTATTGTTTACTGTCACAAATTCGCACTTTGCCAAGCTTCGAGCAATAAAATCAATCGCCGTAAATAAAGCAAGTTCGGTCAGGTGAAAACTCTGTTCGGTTGAGTGATTTTCAGATGTTAATTCCGCTGCAACTGCATCTTTTTTGCCGAAAATGCTACGGAAATAATCAATAATTTTCATTTTCTCACCTGCCTTTTAAAAAACAATCGCATTAAAGTAATTCTTGATTTCATCAACCGTCATCGGCTGATTTTGCTTTAACATTTCAATCTGTGTGTATGCGGCAACAAATGCCATAAATCCGTCTGTCTTTCTTGATTTTGGTTCAATTTTGCCGTAGTTTATGTTTCCGTTTTTGTCCTCAATCGCTGATGTGTTATTTGTGTACCAGCGCATCAAAGCTGAATCGCCCCAAACAATGCGGTGATTTGCAAAATCAGAGGCAATCAGAGGAGCTACAAGCATTTTATCTGACGGTCTAATCAATTTGAGATTATTTCGCCCCTTACGATCACATTCAAAACCCAACTGCATTAACGGCTCTTTGAGCAAAGTATAACGGTAACTGTCCAATGCTCCACCGACGATGTTGTAACGCTTTTTCTGCTCTTTCAACCAGTCAGCGACAATTTCAGGCGGGATTTCCGCCCCGTCCACTCTTTTCAAGTCAGGTTGCTGAGCATACGGGAATTTAATCCTGCCCAAGTCCGCTGATTGCGAACAATACCACGAAAACGGCTTCCATACGATTTCACCGTCAATTAAGAACATTAAACCTATTCCCAAAAAGTCGGTCGTTTTCGTATAGTCAATACCAAAAACACACGGCTTACCTTCAAGGTCGGGGAGAGGCCTGTTTGTTGCTTTGATATTGTCCCACGAAGTTACAGGATTTGCTTCCGTTCCCTGTGGACGGTTCATTCTTTTCGTCATGAATGAAGAATTATTATTCGGATCAATTTTCCAATTTTCATATTCTTTCCGAAGTTCTCGGAGCAAATTTGGAAAGTACTGCAAACTTGGATTTGCTTCGTACCAATTTTGCTCGTCATGGACCTCTTTGTCATCGTTCAAACGACAAATGAAATAAAGCGTGCCGTTGTCAGGCGCATCGCCGTTTAAGACTTCAAGGCCTCTCGCAAACTCTTGGTCAAGCGGACCGTCTCTTACATATCCCATTGTTGTGGTTGTCGTAGTTCTTGGAAGTGGCTTTTTTCCTAAACCGGTGACAAACACGTCGATAAGCTTGTAGTTTTCGTATGCGTGTTTTTCGTCAAAATCGACCTTGCCCGGTCTACCACCGTCTTTCGTTTTGCTGTTCGATGTTCTGTATCTGATTGTTGAATTTGTTTTTATATTTACAATTTCGGTTTTATTCCACTTAAAATGCCGCTGCATTTTAGCTGAATTGTTTTCCAAAATTTCGTAAATGTCGTTAAAGCTTGTTTTTGCTTGTTCTTCCGAAGTCGCGCAAATGTCGATGTCGTAGTTTTTTACACCGTTTACCGGCGTTATAAGTGCAAAATCCTCAAAAGCTAAATAGCCGTTCTTACCTGAGCCCCTTCCGACAATAAGTGCAAGGTCGGGAAAGCGTAATACGCCAGGAGCTGAATATGTACAATTATGCAATGCAAAACAAAATTTTTCCCATGCGAAAAGTTCATAAGGAAAATATTTCTGCAAAGATAAATACTTTTCAAGCTGTTCTTCATCGACGTAAATTTCTTCGTTTTCAAAGACATTTTCAACAAATTTTATCAGTTGAATTTGCTCACGGCAGACACGATATTTACCGCTTTTAACAAGGTCGATGTAATCGTCTATGATTTTACAGTTCGTCATCCGAATCACTTTCGACTTTGTCAATTGACAGCCCCATTTGTGAGAGGATCGCTAAACGCTGTTTGTTGTACATTACGGCATTTTTTACAGAGGGGTTGTCCTTTATATACTCTTTGCCTGTGGCGCTGATAGCTTTGTATGTCAAGCCATTTTTGCGGATGTCCGCCTGCATTTTACGCTCAAGTTTAGTGCAGAAGATGTAACTGTCAATTAAATCTCTATAGACTTCAATGTTTGCCCCTTTCAAAGTCAGTTGCTCAATTAAGCTATCCTTGATTTCAGCAATTTTAATCTGCGCCATTTTGTTCTCTCCTCTCTGAAAATTTCTCGTGTGCGTGCGCGAAGGTGAACTGTCGTGCCTTTATACCGTTATCCATTGACCTCAGAATTTTTCGATTTTTTACCCGGGGGTATGTCTTTTTTTCGACTTACCACCTCTCGGCAAACTCATCTTTTAATTTTTTTGGTTCATATTTGTGATGTTCCTTGTAATGGCAATCCTTACAAAGGCATTCAAGGTTGTTGATATCAAGAGCAAGGTCAGGTCTTGCCTTGAGGTATAGCTTGTGATGCACGGCTTCACAAGGGCTATACTTACCCACAGCACGACAGCGTTCGCATTCGTAATGTTCTTTCGCTTTTTTTGCATCTCGAACTTTTCGCCAATCGGCTGTTAAATAGAATCTATATGCCTTGCCCTCACGGATTTGGCGGACGATCCAGTCCGTAGTTACTTTTCGTTTTATCATTACAATTTAATTTTACAACAGGTTTAATCGCTTCTACTGACATCTTTCTTTGTGCAATATGTACAAATGTTAAGCCCACGAAGTTTTGCGCAAAGCAATCGTGCTTCTTTGAGCCATCTAAACACCGTGCGTTCGTCTGTATAGTTATTGACAGCAAACTTGGTCACTCTCAAATTTATCTCACCTTTATGCAATGCCGCTGTTGGTGCAACAAAATAAACAGCGCTGACAGCTTGACAGATGTAGTCTTTACCGCTATTGGTCAAGGCATTAAGTGTGTCTGCCACAGCAAGCAGGTCAAGCCGTAGTGCTTGGCGCATTGTTTTGTCAGAGATGATTTGTGCTTTGCTTGGATAACCGAGCGAGGCATAAAGTCTAAACTGTGCGATTGTATAGTCTCTTGTCGAATCCCTCATATTCTTGCACCTCCGATTTTCTTGTGTTTATGGCTATTGGCTAAGTAAGTAAAATGAAAAGACGCACCCGTAAAATCGTTTATCCACATTTCGTCACGATAAAAATAATATCCTTCGGGACAAGGCAAAGCCTCACCTCGTTCGAGCTTTCTGTATTCTCGTTTTTTTCCTTCAACAACTTTGACCTCAGGCTTATTGAGATTGCGAGATGTTTTCAGCCGCTTTTTTCCGTTGACATCTTTGCGAATGTATTTTGCAAGATCAGAATAATTGCCGTTTTGGTAGAGCGGAGTAAAATTTATGCCGTTTTTCCATGGCCAGCATTCCGTCAATATTTCTCTGACACAATCCTCAATTACGATATGCAAATGCCAGTTTCTACCGAGTTTGCCGCATTCGCAGTACCCGATGTACTTATATTTAATTTGTTTTTTCTCTGTTCTGCGTTTGATACGCTTGAAAAAATTCGAGACAACTTTTTCAAACTCATCTTCGGTAAACTCGCCAAACGGAGCGGAGAACCTTGCGAACCAGTCGCCCTCAGAGAAGTTGCAGAGGATAAGCCTCTGTGTGTGTTGTTCTCCTCTGAAACGGTTTGCTTTTGTTTGCTTCTCACTTGATTTTGATTGATTGATTTGTCGAGCGAGATTTTTTTTATTCCGTCTGCGAAATGATTTATAATATTTGACCTCGAGCAAAGGGCCTGATTTAATTTCAGCTTTGTATGTAAACATATTAAACTTCCCATTATATATGTAAAAACTAAAACGGTCACTTAATTAATTCCTTGAGCAGGCTATTAAAGGAGTATCTCAACTCCTTTTTTTGTGACTATTTATTATTCTGTTATCGCATTAAAAAAGTCAGATGATATAAATATGCAGTAGTCCGTCTGACCACCGAACTACTGCTCTGTGCAACCTTGCCGCTGCAATTGTGTCTTTAATTTTTGGTGCATTCTTTATAACAGCTTAATCAAAAGCGGAAGTCGTCGCTTTGATTACTTTTTTTAATATAAGATTAACTTGATTTGAATTTCCTTTAAGATTTTGCAGCCGGCAAGAATATTGCCTTATTAAATGCCAAAGTATTCTTTATAGCTTTTTGCGATACCCTGACAATTGTCAGATTTAACCGGCACGTGACAAGCTACAGTTCTGATATTGTCGGCATCCAATTCCTTAAAGATTTCAGTTGCTCTTGTTTCTTCTGTTGACTTGTAAAATTTAAAGAGCAAATCCACAAAAGGTATGTTGCCGAACTCATTCAAAAATGCTGTATCGTTTTCGGTTAGTGTTTTTAAACATTTTTCTTTATATGTATCCGATGCGTCTGACAAAATGAAAAGTTTGTTATAAACATCATGCTTTGTGAGCAGGTCAATTATCTGTAAAGCAATTTGCAATACATTAGTATCGTGTTCGGCAATCGCCTTTGACAACTCCGTTAATTTGCAAGAAGTTTCTTTCGTCCTTTTTATCCATTCGATGTGTTCCTTGTTTGCAAAAAAAGTGTCAGTCCTAAACCTGCGATACTCTTGTAGGAGCTTGTATTTGGCCTTGACACAAGACTTGGCTGATAGCAATCCTATTTTTGTACAGCTATATACGGCAGACATTGACAGAACAAGCCATCTGTTGAATATATCAAGCTTATTGATTTCATTAACATCAAGAGCGCCGTCAATAAACGCAACAACGAGCTTGTCAAGCTCTGATAATGTTTCTGCCGGCGCTGTCGGTCTGTCCTGTGTTTCCGCTGCAACTGTTTTTTTGGATTCAGCCATTGTTGCTTGCCTCACTTTCAAGCCATTTTCTAATAATTTCTTCATTTTCAAGACAAGGAGCATCACAATTTTCGCAATAACCGCAAACATTGTTATTTAATGTATCAAGCATAATATCAAGCATAAAATGTGTCATTTGCTCTTTGCTCATTGATTTGATTTTTTCAAAGTTAGTCATTGTTTTCCCCTTTCAGCAGTTCGGGATTGTCATAGATATTTCCGATAACTTCAATATTTTTAGGATAATAATTTTTTCCGAGACTTCTGTAGATATTGTAGTATTCAATCCCAAATTCGGTTTCATCTGCGTCATATATAACAGCTCCATAGTCGCCATTATCAGGGCGTTTCGAGAAATCAACAATATCGCCATCGAAAATCTTTGTGCCGTTCTTGTCAGTCATGCCCGTGTACTGTCCGACTGTATCAGCATCAATATGCCACACATTTGAGCTTTCGTTCTTGTATGGCTCTTTGATTACCAAGCCTTTTGGTTCAATACTTAAAAATCCGTACTTCCATTCGTTTCCGAATTTTCCTCTGAATAATATTTCTCTCATCATTTTTCACTCTCCTTACCTGTTTTATTTTGCTTTTCAAAGTAAAATTCAATTGGATTGTCCGTCTTTTTAATCAATCCGTACTTTACAGCTAATCGAAAAATAAAGACCTTTTCGAGCCTCGAAAGCAACTTTCCTAATTCTTTTTTAAAATCTTCGACTGTCCTTGTCGATTTGTAGAAATTGCACATTCGACAAGCAGGGTTGAAATTTTCAATGTCATTTGCTCCGTCATACCAATACACGCTCTGAATATGGTCAACCTGCATATCCTTTAATTCGAGTTTACAGCCGCAGTACGCACACCTTCCGTTGTACTTCTCATAAACTTTAAGCCTTGTTGCTTTTGATATTGATTTTCTCTGACTCAACCAAATCACTCTCCTTAATCAATCATTTTTTCCTCCTAATCTGCGTAATCGTAGAAACCGAGCGGTTTAATTTTTCTTGCGGCGATTTGCGCTACAAATTCTCCGTAGCTGTAACTTGTGCCGTGCTTTGCGTTGTAATCAGAACAGTAAAGACACATCTTGTCTATTCGGTCGAGTTTCTTCTTGCGACCTCGTTTCTTTTTTTCTTCACTCATTTATTTCACCTAATTTCAAATACTTTAATATTTTTTCGCTTGCCTCGTCGCAACCATAACATACAGCGACAGCGTAGCCTTGTTCATTAAGGCTTTTAAGCCATTCGGTTTGTTTTTCAGTCGGCTTATTCTTACCGTATTTTAATTCGATGAACAGGCCGTGATAGCTTCCACGGCTAACCGGCAAAAACAAATCCGGCACACCTGCCTTTACCCCTTGCTTTTTAAGGTTGGCCGCTTCGAGCTTATTCCTGCTCCCGCCGTTCGGAATATGAAACATCAAATCAATTTCGGGATATTTGGTTCTGATGAAAGTCGCCCATTGAAATAACTTCCGCTGTTGGTCAGCTTCATACTGCTTCATCGGCAGGTCATCCTTTCTTGTTTTTCAAAATCATATCACTTTCGATGTAGAGTGCTTTCAAACTGTTTACAAGATTTTCGTCAACGATTTCGCAGGCGGCTATAAACCCGTAGGCTATCATACCGAATTTAATAGCAAAGTAGGGAACACTTTTTGAATTGTATCTTAATGTCAATGACATTTCTTGTTGCGGCATATCTGCAAACGGACTGAGATAAGTACGGTCGATGAACATAAGTCCCTCAGATGTGCTTATTGGTAATAATATTTTGCCATTATACGCAATTTCGATGTCCCACATTTCAGCGAGTGACTCATCCGCTGTACTGTCATTAACATCAATTTCAGGTTTTCCCTTTGCGATGATAAATGTAATCTTATCTCTTTGCACATCGTTTATGTCATACAACTTACATATGTAGTTTTCATTCAACTATGGCAGTTCAAAAATCGGATAAACCGCATTGCCGTCCGAAAGCCACTGTTCTCCTTCGCTGGTCATAGATATATAAATTGACTTATTCTTTTTACATATGTCGAATGCTTTTTTTATTTTCATTGTTAAGCCTCATTTCAGCAGTTCGTCTGTCGTAACATTAAATAGATTTGAAATATCTATTATAGTTTTAATATCAGGTTCAAATTTTCCCTGCTCATAGTAAGATATACTTGTTCTGCTCAAACAGAGTTTTTCACCTAATTCTTCCTGCGTTAATTTATGTTTAAGCCTTAACGCTTTTAATTTTTCGGGGAATGCCAATATTATCACTCCTATTTATCTAACATATTTTTGATGTGCCTGATAAACATCAGATTCATCAGATCTTGCGTATATTTGTGTTGTAGTCAGTTCTTCGTGGCCAAGCATTAGTGATACTTGTTCAATTGGCATGCCGGCTCTAAGGGCATCGGTAGCCATGGTTCTTCTGAATCTATGTGGGTGACAATTTTCAATTCCAATGTCTTTACCAAGCTCACGAATGATATTTTCTATTTGTCCTTTTTCAAGTCTTTTGTATTCACCTTTTATTTTAACTTTACTAACGAACAAAGCATTGTTGGTGTCTGACCTCGTATTTTCGTATTTTTCCAAAGCAAGTTTTGCTTGTGCGTTAAGATATACGTATCTTTGCTTGTTACCCTTGCCTGTGATAATCAGTTTATCATCTTTAATGTCACTGCGATTTGCATTTTCCACTTCTGTAACTCGACATCCTGTCGATAATAGAAATTCTATGATTGCCTTCAACCTCAAATCTTTTCCGGCAGCATCTCTGATTTTTTCGGTTTCAATCGGTGTAAACGGCTTTCTGATTACCTTTTCAGCTTTTATTTTTGTGATTTTTTCTGCCGGATCATTTGGTATGTAGCCTTCAATTCTCAGTGTTTTAAAAAATGATTTTAAGTATCTTAATTTTGTATCAAGATAACTGTTTGATACATTTTTATTTAATTGTTCAAAAGCAAGGTATGCACGAATATCATTAACCTTAATGTCTGCGATAGGCTTATTTATTGCTTTAAGCATCATTTGTATTTCATTGTTATAAGCTTTTAGACTTTTGTCAGTCAAACCACTAATTTTTTTAATGGCTAAAAAAGTATTTACTAATTTTTGATTAGGAGTAACTGTTTCGGTGGATAAAGCGTAGGTTTCTTTTTTTAGAGAATATTTTGTCAACAAGACTGACAAAATTTGCTCAACCTTGTTTGCCTCATTCACAGACATATACTTTAGGCATTGTGTTGTTGCCATTCGTACGAATTCTGTTTTATCATCCATAGATACACCTTCTTTACTTTCGACTTTGCTTTTGATGAAGGATTGCATATTTTTTCTGCGCTTGATGTAGACGTGCTGTTCGGTAGGCGGAACAAAAGATGTTCTGTTTACGCTCAAAAAAATCCTTGCCACACCTTTTGCAATATTGAACAGGAATTCTTCTGAACAATGTACAGCTGTCACAGTTGTTCTTACAGGCAAGACAGCCTTTAACATCGTCCCAATTAAGGCACATATCCTTTTACCAATATTCACTGTATTCCTCATCAACATTTGAGTTCGTTTTTGCAACACAAAGTAAATCTCCTGCGATGATTGATAACAATAGATTAGCTTTGTTTTTTTCTTCGTCCGACATAAGTCGTTTGTATTTTAACGGCTTGTCAGGCGTTCCGTCTCCAAAGTTTCCGTCGCCTATGTACGCTCTTACTTTGTCAAGATTTTCTGTTAGGTACTTATCAAATACACGTCCTCTGATAGCTTTAACTGATCGACCGATTCTGTCGGATATTTCTTCATATTTGCTTCCGCATTTAATCATTTTGCCAAGTAAATTGTATTCAGATTCAGTCCATTTTTGATGGTTATCAGCTTTTACAGGACGGTATTTGATGTTTAGGTCATTAATTCTGCGCTGTACAGCTCCTTCGCTACGGCACAATATTTGTGACAGTTCTTTGTAACCATACTTTTGCTTTATAAGCAATTCTTTGAGAAGGTTATCTTCTCTGCTTGTCCATGGAGTTGCTTTGATAAAACTGTTCCTTAATATGTCTGCCTCTCGTTTTGGATTCACCCAATCGGGCTCAGGTCCCAATTGATATCTTTCAAGTTTTGAAAAATCTAAAAAATATTGATTTTTCTCTGCCCAAATCCAAAATTCATCTATGTAAACAACAGTAAAATTTGTTTTTGAACTTCTTGATATGTTGTGAGTAGGCAGATTCCTATTTTTTACCCACGATATTTTTAAATAAGTGGCAGAAGTGTTTGGACGAATGAGTTTATAAAGATTGCTTATTGTGATGTATCTATAGCCATTAGCCAAGAAAGGTCCTAAGTTTAACTTACCGGCTTTTAGCCTTATTGCACATTCGGATCTATCAAGGTGTTTTGTTATAGTGGCCATATTAACGTTGCCCCAAGCAGAAATAAGATAATCTATTTCATCGGCCGTCCATGTTTTATTTAACCTCGACATTTTGTAAATCTACCACCTTACGATCTCATTAAGCTGTTTTTTAATGATTTGTAAAAGCGCCTCTTCTTGCATAGATTCATACCTTCTTATAGCAGTTTTGAATGTGAAACATTGGAGTTGTCCAAATTTCAGCACCTTTAGAACACTCAGCAAAATAGTTCGTATATGGATCACTCAAACTATTTCCAATTTTAACCACCGCTGCACAACCTATCAGCGACAGTGCTGTATAGCACATCAGAGCAGTTAATTTGCTGAGCTCTTGGCAGACAATGACACATTGTGTTTGATAATTGATGTCATGATTTTTTAGCACCTCACAAAACGCAATTACATTTGCGCCGCCACCGACCGCAGGCTCAAGAACCGAGATATATCCTTTTTTTGATAATTCAGCTTTTATATTTTTTTCGTCAAACGAGTTTACCGCCATTGCATAAGATACGGTGTACGGCGTGAAGAATTGTCCGAGAGCGCTGCTTCCCATATCAAGTTGCATATACAAATCCCCCAAAAAATCTTGAAATGGATTTGCTTCGAGTGCATTAGTTATCTCGGCGAAAATTTTTACAATTGTTTCAAATTCGCTTTCACTATAATTTTTGGCGATGTCTTTATAGCGATTTTTGTTTTTTTCAAATGTTTGATTAAAGCAAAAAGTATTCTGAATGCTTAGCGCAAACATTTCTATACAATCGTTGAACACTTGCCACAATGACCTTGATCCGGACAATTGGTCGAATAATTTAACAAGTTCTTTGTATTCGGATTTAACTTTGATTGATGCCATTTCCTTCACCTAAAGCGGACCATCTGCACCTGCTCCGCTTTCAATGTCAGAATTTATTTAAAGAGGAGTAAACGAGTTATATATAACAAGCTGTGCAGAGCTTGTTATCGGTTAATTTGTTCGGGCATCTGCACCTACCCGAAAATACAATTAAAGAAAGAAGGTATTAAATGGGATTTATATAATCTCACAAGTGCAGTTGTGTGATTAACTTATTTAGTTTATTTTACTTCACCCGTTGTAAAAATTTGTACAGCAGATAGCCTTGTGTTATCGGCGGACCGTTGATTGTAGTGCAAGCAATCAACGGTCTTTTTCTTTTGTGTTTAAAATGTAATCAATCATATGCAAACACGCTTTAATGTTTACAGCCGATGGATTTAATAAGCGTTCACGCATATCCTCGAGTATCTTCGGTATGTTGTCGATAAAATCAATTGTGTAACCTGTGTTCTCGTAATCGTAAAGTTTGCGAATGCAGCCGTAAAACTCGTTTGGTACATCTTTGCAGTCGTGCATTTTGCCGTAGATGTCCTTGACTTTGATTTCGCTGTCTTGATTTAAAGTTAATCTTTTCATCGCTTACACCTCTTTGCTGATAAAATCTGTAGCACGATATAGCGTTACGCAATCCCCCTCAAGGTCATCATCGTAATACTGTGCTGTCTCATCGCCCATTGCTTTAATAATCACGGCATAGTAATCTTCTTCCCATTCTTTCGCCGCTTCAATTATTTCATCAAGCGTAAACTTGCCTTTAGCTTTTTTGAGTTTCAGACACCAGCGTCCCTCAACATCATATCCACTTTCGACTGTTGTCCCCTTTTTCATTTACTGACCCCCATACATTCAAAATTGAATGCTTCGGATTCAGGCGTTTCAAGGGCTTTGAGCTTGCGTTTTAGCTCTCTGTTCTCGTGACGATAACCGCTTGACGCTGTTTTTTCGAGTGCAAGGTCCGTTCTTGCGTTTCTCAGTTCAATGCTGAGATGTCTGTTCTCTGCTCTGAGGTTTTCCACATCTTTGAGCAGTTTTCTGCGTGTCGGATAGTTTCTTAACCACATTTGTTACACTCCTTTCGCGATAATAACATTACATTTGGTGGCGTAGTCTATGAGCCTTTCAAGCGGAATGTTATACGACCATTTACCGCCTTTAAACAGGCAAGCCGTGCCTATTGGCAGCCTCTGCTCACGCAAGCCTCTGTAAATAAATTCCGGAGTAATGTCGAGGTACTGTGCGGCAACTTTGGGGGGGACATTCTTGTACGGCTCGCCTGTTTTGGGGTTGATAAGGATTTTGTCAATCATTTTTTCACACCTCCTATTTTATTTTTTCGACTTTGACACCTTCCTGAATTTCAATTCTCGGAAGGGCAAACTCAATGCACATTCTCGCAAGCTGTGAAATGTAAATTCCTGTCTTGTCCGAAATCTCGTTAAGCTCCTTGAGCGTGTCATTGTCTACAACCGCTCTTATCGTGTTACCCTCTTTAGGCGTCAACGGTTTTACGATTGGTACAATCAATCTGTCTGACATATAAACTCCTCCTAAAAATAAATGTTGTTTTGTTGCTGAATTTAACGGATAACTCCTGCTTTGATAAGCATTGCTATAATCAGTAGAAGTAAGCTAATTGCGTTGAGAATAAATGCTATAAACGCTAACTTATTCAGTTTCTTCACCTTCTTGTTGTGTTTTTCTCCTTAAAATGCTAAAATCAAATTGTAAGGAGGTGATGCTTATGCGTTTAAATAACGACTGTGTTCGTGATATTCTTTTGAGTGTAGAAGAAGTGTGTGACTTCAACGAATCCTTTCGATACAGTAAATTCAGCAACGATTTTGAAAGGCTTCAACCATACTCTCATGACGAAATTATCTACCATATTAAACAATGCGAACTTGCAGGTTTAATTACTTCAATGTTCGGCGCCGACGGTGGCGACTATTTAGAAGTAGGTGATTTAACTCCCGAAGGTCACAAGTTTTTAGCAAATATTCGTAACGATGATATATGGAATAAAGTTAAGAAGATTGCCGGAACCGTGGGAAGTCACTCGCTTTCTGCAATAACACAAATATCAGCGAATGTTGTTACTCAGCTTATAAAAGCTCAATTTGGAATTACTTAAATCTTATTGTCTTGCCGGCGGCTTCTTTGGAGCAGTCGGCAAGTTCTTTGTCTGTGGGTATCCTAAAATTTTTCGTACAATAAACCACCATTGCTCTTGTAGCAATTTTCCATTTTACAGCTTTTATGATTGCCACTACTGCTACTACGGTAGCAACTGCCGCATATATGGTTAGTGCCATTTTTATCATTCCTTTCGTTAAGCCGTTTTTGTGTGTTCAGAAAAATCAAAAAGCCAAGCAAGGTCATATCTTTTAAAAAATATGTTTTTAATCATTACTGCCTCAATCAAGGTAAAACCAACCTGATAAACAGCCTTGCTTGAAGATGTTTCGCCCTCAAGTTTCGCAGTTACGGTGTTGAAATGTAATCCGAGCAGATTTGCAATATCTGTTTTAGTTACACCTTCGTCTTTCATTGCTTTCACCAAATTAGGATATAACATAGTTTTTTCACCTCCAATCTACCTTATTTAGTAGATTACAGCATTATAATATACCTTTCACGGTAGATTGTCAACACTTTTTTAAAAATAATTTACTAAAAAAGGTAGATTTGTTATTGACATCTACAAAATTTTGTAATATACTAACTATCAAAGAGAGGTGAGTGAAATGACTATTGAGCAAAAATTGCAGGATTATATTTTAGATAAATATAAAAGCGTGATGCAATTTGCAAAATTAGTTGATTTGCCTTATACAACCGTTAAAGGTATTTTTAGTAGGGGCATTTGGGGAACATCTATTCAAAATGTCACCAAGATATGTAATTTTTTATCTATTGATATAAACGCTTTGATAAATGGCGAAATTAAAGAACAAATACATATAGATAAACTTTCGGATCACGAGAAAAAGGTTATACTTGCATATCGCAATAAAGTTGATATGCAACCTGCAGTTGATAGATTGCTCGGTGTTGAGGAAGAAGTTTTGATACCAACCGTAAAAGCCGCACGAAGTGACGGCAACAATCAGCCTATCGAAATAGTTAATCTTCCTGATCTCAGTAAATTTGAGCCTGACGATACAGATTTATAAGCACATAATAAAAAACACCTCATAGGTTACAATACCTATGAGGTGGTAAGATTTGAATTATGGTAAATACAAACAGGCACGCAATGCCTCTTGGCAATGTCTAATCGACTACAAAGTAAACAGTCTGCCTGTTAAAGTCAGTCAAATAGCAAAGCAAGCAGACATTGTTTTACTAAAAAATTCGGTAGTTAATTTGCTAAGCGAGAACGAGAGCGGAATGACTTTGAGTCAAGATGATAGGCTGTACATCATCTATGCTGATGAGCAATCTCCTCAGCGGTGCAGATTTACGATTGCACACGAACTCGGTCACATCTTTTTGGGGCATTTATTTAAAGCTGACGGCAACGGTTTTTTAACAGCCGATGACGCCGAACACTCTGCAAATGTGTTTGCTCGAGATTTGCTCGCACCAGCCTGTGTCCTTCACGAATTGCACGCACTAACTTCCGCTGCTATTGCAGAATTATGCAACATCAGTCTTGAGGCGGCGACCTACAGGGCTGAACGAATAGCAGAACTCGAACGCAGAAAAGCCTTTTATCTGCACCCACTTGAACGGCAAGTAAAGAAACAATTTGCAGATTTTATTAAGCAAAAAGAAAACCTACCATAGTGGCAACTATGGTAGGAAAAATAGGAACGGTGAGAAGTTGGACCTTCTCTAATATTATTTTAATATACGATATATATTTTGTCAATTTATATCGCAAAAAGAGGAGGATTTGTATAATGAAATGTCAAAAATGCGGGGCTGAGGTTCCTGTCGGTGCAAAGTTCTGTAACGAATGCGGAGCGAAGATTGAACAGGTTGCTCTGTTTAAAGACGACGAATCTAAAAACACAGAACCCTGCAAGTGTGAAAGTTGCGGTAACATCATACCGAATAATTCAGTATTTTGCCCGATATGCCATACATATCAAAAAAACAAATTCAGCCCTACGGGAGAAGTTGAAAAAACGACTGAAAAAAAGCCTATATATCGCACTCCACATTTTTACATTGCTTTGCTGATAGCTTTGATATTGACCGCCACTGCGGTAACTGCCATTTCGCAATGTAGCAACCAACCTGATATTCAAGAACCGGTAACAACTTCTACCAATCAAACCTCTAACGATACCTCAGAAACCGATTTGTTTGAGTGGTATGATATAACTCCTTTTTCTATTGATATTCCTAAAGAGTGGACGCATAAAGCTCATGACGGTTACCATTATTTTTACGACCCTGACGGAAACAGGCTGTATATAAGTTCATCTCAATCGAATATTTCACCATCTCAATTTACCTCAGGCTATGTAGACAGCTTTCTTGATGGCTTTGCAAATTCGTTTGATGACTTTGAAGAAATAAGCAGAACTACAACTCATATAGATGACTTTCTCGCTTATCGTGTAATAGCAAATTTGGAATTATCCGGAGATAAGTATTACGGCACAATGTATGTGTGGGTGACGAAGAATTATTTGTGTTGTATGCTTTTCACAACCGAAGGCGATGAGCAATCTGAAGAATTTGATTTTTATGAAGACATCATTGTTAATTCTATAATAACATATTCTTCAAAAGATGTTCGTTCACCTGAAGAAGATTCAGCAGAAAAAGCTACTGAACCCGAAACAGAACCGCCTACCGAAAAACCTACAGAGTTTAAAGATACTTTAACCGAGCTTTATTCAGATAGCGACATAGCCGTTTATTACAGCGATACGGAGCAGGCTCCTTATTCGGATGAAGAAGTTGATGTTCATTTTTATATAAAAAATAAAATGGATAAATCTATAACCGTACAAGCCGACACCGTCATCTTAGACGGAAGAAGCTACAACAAGTTAGTCTGTAGCGCTCCGATTTCAGCACACAGCGAGGGCATGATTGAAGTCAGTGTGAAAGATTGTAAAAACTTCAATCCATCAACCGTAGGAGCTGATTTAATATATTTCGATACAGATACCTATGATAATGACGTTAAAATGAACCTTGTCAGCAAGAAAGTAAAATAAAATAAAAAAATCCTCCCTACCCTGCGCCAACAGGATAGAGCGGAGACCATTACAACGGGTGCAATGGTGCATTTTTCTTAGCAAATATATTGTACCACACCCCTGCGAAAATTACAATATTTTGCAGGGGATTTTTGCACCCTTTTTTAAGGAGCAAAATGATGAAAAAATGTATAAACCGACGGTGTAACAGAGAATTGCAGGACGATTTTGTGTATTGTCCATATTGCGGTAAAAATCAAACCGATAAACCCAAACGACAGCCAAAGAGAGCAAACGGCACAGGCTCTATTTATTATCGCAAGGACAGTAAGACAAAGCCGTGGTATGTCGCATCAACAATAACAGGCAAGCGCGTGTATGTCGGAGGATTCGCAACACGAACAGAGGCTGTCAAAGCTCTAACAGACTACGAATCAGCCCCCACAAGCAACATTAACATTACATTTGCACAACTGCACGAACGCTGGCTAAAAACTAAAGCATATCAAAAATTGAGCGACGATGCCAAGAGTTCTTACAATGCCGCTTGGGTTAAGCTACGATCATTATACAACCGTAAGTTTAGAGATTTAAAAACTTTCGACTTTCAGTCAATTGTGGATTATTACGAAAATCCACATCATGAGGAAGGCGCTGGAGGCAAGCTAAAATATCTTCTGCCAAACGGAAAAGGCACATACCAAATAACCGACACTCCTAAAATGTGTGACGGTCTAAAATTTTCGGCACTGCATAAAATTAAAGTGTTTTTAACTAAAATCTATAAATACGCTTTGGAACAAGATATAGTAGCCAAGAATTATGCCGAGTTTATAGAGCTCCCCGAACCCGAAGAAGTCAATGCTACAAGGTTCACGGAAGTACAATTAGAGTTAATCCGGCAAAACATAGGGCGAGTACCGTATGCAGATTACGCATACGTTATGTGTTATCTCAACTTTAGAGTGTCAGAATTTTTGACACTCACGATCGAGCAATATCATGTCAGCGAACAAGGCATACCTTATTTTATTGCTGGCATAAAATCAGAGGCAGGCAAAAACAGACTGATTCCTATACATCCAAAAATACAAAAAATGGTGACCGACTGTATAAATCATCACGGCGAAACTATTTTCTGCCGACTTGGCGAGGATTTCGGCAAGCCGATGAATAAGGATTACTTTTTAAAATATGCTTTTCGTCCGGCGATGCAAGCGCTTGGCTTAGGCGATAAATTTACTCCGCATTCTTGCCGCCGAACTTTCTCAACGAGAATGTCAGCGGCAGGCGCACGAGAAGAGGACATCATCGCGCTTATGGGACACGCAGAATACAAGACCGATATTAACCATTACATTATTCAAGAACTTGACACACTTTACGACGCTGTAAAAAAGCTCGCATAAAGCAACAAAAGCCCCCGAAATCAATCGGGGACTATTTTTTTGAGCCGTCAATGCCTTGTTACGCTCTGAAATTCGTAGCAATATTGTAGCAACCCACAATATCTTGCACATTCCTCAGCGTTCCGAGCAAAAACGAAAACAAAGCAAAAAGCCAGTAAACAAGCCGTTTATGGCTCAATTACTGACTTTCTTCGTGGCTCCCCCAACTGGGCTCGAACCAGTGACATCATGATTAACAGTCATGCGCTCTACCGACTGAGCTATGGAGGAATATATAGCAAAACACCCCTTTGGGTGTATGCTTTG